CGACGCTCTTCCGATCTCGAGTACCTACATTAGAAGATGTGGAGATAATTAGGCGCATGACAAATGAGCAGGCTCAAGTCGCTGGTCGTGAAGGTCGAGGCGCATTGAAGTCTGAGCTTATGTTGCTAGAAGATAATCTGAAAACAAACATTGATGGTTTTAGCCCAGATTTAAAAGATACTCGCGCTGGTTGGTCAAGAATGGCTGATGCTAGAGATGCTTTCGATAGTGGCAAAAAAGCGTTTACAGGTGATGTTGAAGCCTTCGAGATATTTGCAGAAAAAGTAATGTCTTCTGGAGATCCAGCTAAAATATCAGCCTTCCGTGAAGGTATAATGTCCAGCATTAATAACAAGATGGCTGTTAATGGATCTAAACGATTCTTGGCAAAGCTGGCTAACCCAGAGCTAAGGGAAGGCAGGGTGTTTGCTAATGTATTCCCAGAAGATCAGCAAAAGTCTGCACTTGTTAAATTAGCATTGCAGGGTAAGACTCAGCTATCTTATGAGAAGATTATTGAAGGGCCGAGTACAGCGTTAACTGAAGCAGCAACTAAGCAGCAAAATCTAGGTATTGGTGCTGATGAATTACTAAGCGCATCTGCTGGTAATTTAGCATCTGGTATTAGCGTTGGTATGAAGGCGATTAAATCGCTTGCTCCAAATCTAACCGACACTCAGCGTAGACAGATTACAGAAGTTCTTTTAAGTGAAAACCCAAAATTTGTTAAGGATGCAGTATCAGATAGTGGTAAAATGGCTCAACTACAAGCTAGAGTTAAAAAGTTAACTGATATGATTACTTCTGGAAGTGTTGGAGCAGGTGGATATACAGCAGGCAAGACTTCTGAATTTGCCATGAAAGGTCTATTAGGTGACGTACAACCAGAAAGTACAACGCAACAAGGTGCAATGTAATGCCGCAAATGAAAGAAGATGATATTCAGGGAGCTATCCAGCAAGCTATACAGGCTGCTATTGATTACGTTGACAGTGATATCGCATCACAGCGTGAACGCGCCCAACGCTATTTTGATGGCGCTGTAGACCTGGAGCATGAAGAAGGCCGATCCAAGGTAGTATCTACCAAGGTGCGTGATGTTGTACGTGGCGCAAAGCCTAGCTTGATGCGTATCTTTATGTCTAATGATAAGTTTGTTGAGTTCACTCCCAAAGGCCCAGAAGACGTAGCTAACGCAGAACAAGCGACAGCCTACACACACTGGGTGTTTAATAAGTGCGGTGGCTACAATGTACTAAGCAGCGCCATACATGATGCTTTAATCAAGAAAGTTGGACTAGCCAAGGTTTGGTGGAATACTGAAACTATTGCTAAGACATACACCTACGAAAACTTGTCGGATGAAGAAGTACAGGTTTTGGTCAGCAAGGAAGGTGTTGATGTTGTAGAGCATAGCCAAGAAATTGAAATGGAAATGGATGAAAACGGCTTTGAAGTAGAGCGTAACACCCATAGCATGGTTATTTCTCACAAATACGAAGAAGGCGAGATGGTCATTGAAGGCATCCCACCTGAAGAGTTCTTTATCGATGGTTCAGCTAAATCAATTGATGACGCTTACATTGTCTGTCACCGCACCGAGAAACGCGCAGGCGACTTGGTAGCGATGGGCTATGACCAGGAAGTTATTGATAACTTATCAGGAGCAGATGACGACACATTAAGCGGCGAAGAAGAAAAGGTATTGCGATTTGGTCAACAGATCGACACTACTGAAGGCTTGGCTAACGATCCATCTATGCGCAGTATATTGGTTACTGAAGCTTATATGCGTATCGACATAGAAGGCGATGGCATCCCAACCTTGCATAAGTTCTTATGTGGCGGCTCTAACTATGAAGTATTAGACATGGAGCCTTGGGATAAAGTTCCATTTGCTGATTTCCATGTTGATCCAGAGCCACACTCATTCTATGGTCGCTCTTTGGCTGAACTAGTAATGAATGACCAGGATACTACCACATCGGTATTGAGAGGTATTCTTGATAACGTAGCATTGGTCAATACACCACGTCTGGAAGTTAACGAAGACATGGTAGAAATGGACGATGTGCTTAATAACGAGATTGGCGCAATCATTCGCTCAGAACAGATTGGCTCAGTAAACCCATTAACAGTACCTTTTGTGGCGGGATCTACATTACCTGCACTGCAGTACCTGGATATGCTTGTTGAAGAGAAAACAGGTATCAGCAAGATGTCTATGGGTGTTAATGCCGATATGCTTCAAAACACATCAGCCACAGCCGCAGCTCTTACTGCACAAGCTGGAGCAGGTCAGGTTGAAGTGATGGCGAGAAACCTCGCTGAAGGCACTAAGCGATTATTCCAACTAATGTTACACGTAGCTGTTAAAAACTCCCCTGACGAGCAGATGATGCGTCTGAATGGGCAATTCGTGCCAGTAGACCCAAGTGTTTGGGATATTGAGATGGATATGGAGATTAATGTCGGTTTGGGAACAGGCCAGGAAGACGTTAAAGCAGCAGCACTTATGCAAACATTTGCCACACAACAGCAGATTTGGCAGACCTATGGCCCTAGTAACGGCCTGGTTAGCATGACACAAATGCGCAATACCTTAGCAGATACTTTAGCTTTAAGTGGGTTCAAAAATGCAGATCGATATTATGCACCCATGAATCCAGAGACTGAGCAGCAGCTTATGGCTCAGATAGCAGAAGCAGAAGCACAGGCAGCAGCACAGCAGGGTGAGCAAGGCGATCCAATGGCAGCAGCGCTTATCCAGGCAGAGCAGATTAAAGCCCAGGCTAAATTGCAGGGTGACCAGATGCGTATGCAAGGCAAGATGCAAGGCGACCAGATCAGGATGCAAGCTGATATGCAGGTTAAAGCTGCAGAAATGCAGTCTGCACAAGGTAAGGAACTGGCTGATCTTCAACTTCAGTATCGTGAACTACAGCAGAATGATGACCTAAGCCGCGACAAGATGAACCAGGAACTTTTGGTTCAAGCTGCAAAAATACTAGGTCAATATGGTACGGCTGTAGATGTTGAGCGAGTAAGGGCAATGCAAGCAATGCCTAGAGATGGTGGAGTTGTATAAAATGATAAGAAAGGCACAAGCTGAATATTTGCTCAAGGATGATACATTTGTTTCAGTTTTTGATATAATCAGGCAGGAGCAAGTAAAAAAGTTCCTGAAGTCTGGTAAATCTGATACAGAAGCCAGAGAAGATGCCTATGCAATGACGCAGGCACTAAACCAGTTTGAGCATATTCTCAGAAGTGCAATAACTAATGAGGTTATGCAAGAAAAACGCAACAAATAGGATAGCACCGTGGAAACGACTAACCAAAGCATTGAAACTGCAGTTGAAGCGTTAATGGCTCCAGTGGAGTCAGAGACAGCCGAAGTAGAAACTACCGAAACCGAAGTGGCTGAAGTAGAAGAAACGGAGGCTGAAGTAGAAGCCGAAGTTGATCAACCAGATGATGAAGAATCGGATGGTGATGATGAAGTTGATGAAGAATATGAAGCATCGGATGAAGAAATTGCCGATCAAGTTGAGCCTAGTACATTCAATATCAAAGTTGATGGCGAAGATGTATCAGTAACTCTAGATGATCTAAAGCGAGACTACTCAGGCCAGCAATATATTCAGAAGGGCATGAAGCAAGCTGCAGAGCAGCGCAAGCAAGCAGAGGTGGCTTATAACGAGCTAAATCAGCAACGCGAGCAACTGCAACAGTTTATGCAACAGGTTCAGCAGCAAGGTGTAATGGCACAACCAGTTCCACCCACGAAGGAGCTACTGTCAAGTGACCCACTAGGGTACATTGAAGCAGATGCAACATATCGTGAAGAAATGGGAGTGTTTCAGAACCAGCAACAGCAATTAGCACAGCACCAACACGCTACACAGCAAGCGCAAGGACAGGCTCAAAAAGCCCACTTGCAGGAGCAAATGAACGAATTGACTAGAGCTATTCCAGACTTTGGGGACGCTACTAAAGCTCCTAAAATGAAAGAACGCCTAGTTAAACAAGGTCTTAGTGAAGGCTATAGCACTGAAGAAATCGGTGGGATAGTTGATCACAGAGCCATGAAAGTTCTACATAAAGCGATGTTGTATGATCAGATGATGGAGGGAACGGGTTCTGTAGAATCCAAGCTGAAGAAGGCCAGGCCATTGATCAAAGCGGGAGCTAAGAAGCAACCTGAATCTGCTGCCAAAAAACACAGCAAGCGGATGTCACAATTGAAGAAATCGGGCAGCGTAGCAGACGCAGCCGCATTATTGTTTAGTAGTTAAATTTAAATTATCTAGGAAGAAATTATCATGGCACAACCAACAAATACATTTGACACATATGATACAGTCGGCATTCGTGAAGACTTGTCTAACGTAATCTATAACGTATCACCTGACGAGACTCCATTGCTTAGTGGTATTGCTAAAGTAACAGCAACTAACACCTTGCATGAGTGGCAAACTGATACATTACGCAGTTCTGCAGTTAATGCACACGTAGAAGGCGGCGATACAACTGCGGATGCAATGTCACCCACAGAACGTCTTCAAAACTCAACGCAGATATTTAAAAACGCTGTGGTAACCTCTGGCACTAATGATGTGGTTAAGGCTGCTGGTCGTAGTAACTCAGAAATGTCTTACAATATCGTTAAGGTAGGCCAAGAGCAAAAGCTAGACATGGAAGCCGCTTTGATGGCTAACCAAGCTCGCGTAGCTGGTAATGCTACTACTGCCCGCCAATTGGCTGGTTTAGGCTCATGGCTTAAAACCAACGTAACCAACATCGGAACTGGTGGTGCAAACCCTACTGGTAACGGTACTAACGCTCGTACAGACGGTACACAGACTGTTTTCTCACAGGCTGACTTTGATCTTTGTATGCAATCAATCTGGTCAGAAGGCGGCAAGCCTGACACCGTGATCTTGTCTGCACCTCAAATGAATCGCGCTTTGGGCTTCGTTGGTAATAACAACCAACGTGCTAATGGTTCTGGTGGTAAGGTTGAAAACTTACTTTCAGTATATTTAACGCCTTGGGGTTCTGTGACTTTCCAACCAGCTCGTGAAAACAGTCTGTGTACCGTCTGTACGAGCGTTAGTACC